CTGTGGCTCCTTCAACTGTATTGAAGTCTCCGCTTTGCATAATGCCTTGTAGGTCGCTGCTTTTCTTCATCTGTGGGTCTTGTGCCCCTAGCATGCCTCCTACAGCTCCTGCAAGCTGGTTTCCTCCCTTGTAGAGCATTTGTGTGGCTCGTTGTTCAGGAGACAATTGAGCAAAGGCATTAGCCTTTGTTGTCAGCTCTTGGTCACGTTGCATAGCAAGCTCTTGAGGAGAGAAGCCAAATAGTCCTTTTACAATTTCAGTCATATATTTCCTTAGTCCCAAGAGTTTGTGCCAAATGCATAAGCACCGGGGTCAGCTTTAAAAGTACCTGTGGGTCTATTGAACATATTAGCAACACCAGACATTAGCTGTTGATTACCTAAAGCACCGCCAATGGCATCTGCCCAAGGGTTTTGCCGATTGGCTGTTCCCATTGTGTTTGCTGCTGCCATGCCTCCTTGATACAGGGTGTTACCTGCATTACCTCCATATTGAGCAGCTCGACCTCCTAGCTCACTGCCCATTGAGAGGGAATTTGCTCCTGCGCTTTCAAGGGTCTGCGCCAAGCCAAACTGTGTTTTATAGGGGTCATAGGCTTTAGAGGTGAGGTCAATGCCTCCACCTAACAGCCCTTGTCCGAAGGAGGTTTGTGCCCTGCCTTCTGCCTGTGCCTGTGTTGCAAGACCAGCATTCTGTTGTGCTAAGGCGTTGTAATAGGCTTGTGCTTCGGGGTTGGCTGCTCCTAGAGAGCCTCCCTGAGCCACAGACAACCCTCCCCTGCCTGTGTTCTGTAGGTTCTGCTGCATACGAGCATATGCCATGTCGTTACTAGGGGCTAACAAGGCTTGTTGCTTTTGCATCCAGCTTTGAGCTGCTTGCTCAGGCGATGTGGCTAAATAGCCCTTTCCGAGGTTGAAAAGCCCTTGACCAGCCTGTTGTCCCTGCTGAATCATGTCCATGCCAGACCCACCAGCTTGTGCTAAGAAAGCATCTCGCTGTGCTGCCATTTGTGGGCTGAGGGTGTAACCTGCTGAGGTTAAATTCCCTTGAGCATCTGTACCGAAGTTGCTCTTACCAAAGGCTGTTGTAACCCCTACAGGTCGAAACCGTTGAGCATCTGCTGCTATACGAGCAGCCTCTAGCTGTGCGTTGGCTTGGGTGTTAGCTGCCTCCTTGTTGCTTTGGCTTTGCATATAGCCACCAAGAAGACTTGCTCCTGCTGCAATTAATGGTAACATTTATATGTCCTTGCGCTTAAGTTTTAATGATGAAGAAGATGCCGAGAGAAGGCTGTAGGTTTGCATCTGTACCTTCCCTTTGGCTAATATGCTTAAATGGTCGTATGTATGTTTATGTTGAACAGCAAATGTTCCCTTCGGGAGGAGCATTTCCTTGGCATATAAGCCATCAGAGAAGTTGTGTAGCATATTAGCTCAATTCGTACCAGAAGTTGTATGTTGGAGTTCCGGCAGTAGTGACAAACGACACTGAATAAGTAGCCCCTACAGGCACAATAATAGTGCCAATAAACGGATAGCTGCCTCCGGCTGAGTACCAGCTTACAAAAGGGACAGCTACACCATTAATAGTGCAAGACATATATCCACCACCTGAACCACCACTGTAGCCTCCAACAGAAACTTCAATGGGTTTTCCTGTGCTGTTGGTATATGTTGTAGATAATGCCCGTACACTTTGTTTATCCGCCCATACTTGACCCACACCAAACCCGCTATTTGGGTGTACATGGTCTTCACGAGCAAATTTAGTAGCTGTTCCTACAGCTGCTGTTCCGTTTGCTAGAGGAGTTGCCAATGCTGCTTGAGCAAGAACAAAAGCTGTAGAAGCTATTTGTGTTGTGTTAGTGTTTACAGAGGCTGTAGGCACAGCAGGAACACCTGTGAATGTAGGGCTTGCTAACGGAGCTTTTAGAGCCACATCTGAACTAACAGAGGAAACAAAAGCTGTAGTGGCTAGTTGTGTAGTGTTTGTCCCTGCTGTTGCTGTGGGAGCTGTGGGTGTCCCTGTAAACACAGGAGACAACAGGTCTGCCTTGGTTGCTGAGGAGATAGCTAAGTTATTAAACTCAGTGTCTAGCTCTGCTCCCTTTACAATTTTAAGAGCATTACCACTAGGGAGCGTGTCCTTAGAGGTAAAGGCCGTACTTTTTACATAATCTGTCATTTGTTTTCCTTAAACAATTTTGCCGTTCTTGGCCTGAATTTCTAACTTCTGTATGCTCAAAGGGAAGCCTTGAATGTCGCTCTCATACCCTGTCTGAACAATCTTGCCGCTGCTTGTGGGGTAGGCCACTAAAGTTTGTAGAGCAACACCGTCTGAGTATTGAGCTATGCCATATTCAGACACCCCGTAGAAGCTCTCTCCCTGAGAAGGAATCTGTACGTTTTGGGCCTGATAATTGCTGCTGAAGTCGTAGCCCCATTTGATAGTGACATACTGACCGCTACCGCCAATAACCACAATGCTTAGTTTCTTTAACACTGTTGTTATGCTTGGTTGTCCTAAGTCAGCATGGTTGGTAAAGTATTGGAACCGATATGTAGAAGTGTTGTCGTAATAGCCTGTATATTTCCCGACAAAGCCATTCTTACCGATTAAGACACTACCATCCCGTAAGGAGCAGAAGCAGGTTGGTGTAATGCTGTCCCATGTGGTGATACGAGCACTTCCGTCCTGCAAGGGCTGTTTGGTGTCGAAGCAATAGACCTGATTGGTGATAGGCACTGTCAGCAGGTAGAAGGCTTCTAACGGGCTGTACACGCTCTTTACGAGGCTCAGGTCTGTACCGTCTAAGGTACGCATAAGGTCATCACGGACATTCTTGCTGAGGTCTCTAAATGGAGCACTCTTTTCCTGTATGGTTCGAAGCACGCTCCTCACGCCTGTCTTAGACAAGAAGATGACATCACTACCTGTGTTCTGTACGCTGTCTCTAGCAATGCAGCCAATGCCTGTAATTGTGTCTGTTAGCTTAAAGGAGGTAGGGTCTGATGGAGCTGTTGCCCCTGAATATACCAATATGTTCTGAGTACCGAAGATGAACAAATAGTCATTGTGGGCTGCTAGAGCTGTAATGGTGTCATTCCCATTAGGCCATACGGTTGTAACGTCTAATGTTCCTGCGCTACCTGTAGCATATTTCTCAGGGTGTTTAATATCACTCCATTGAATGAGGCTCTTGTCGGTAGTTGTGTCTACATTCCATACACGTCCCCAAGCACTCATACCAAAGTTGGCTTGTTGCACCGTGCCGCTATAGCCCGGATATTCACTAATCCTTCTGTAGGTAGTAGGGGAAAGAGAAGAATCAAAGACCAATGGGTCATGTCCTCGTTGGAAAGCATAAGCAGCTCCCCCGAGGTTACACACGCTCCAATTGTCTCCTGTAATGGTTGGAGCTGTTCCGCCTCCCCCGTAGGTAATTTCAACCAATGCTCCGCCTGTTAGACGAAACACCTTGTTGTTACCTGCCACCATTGTGTAGACATTACCTGCATCATCTACGTGTTCTGCTATAGTGCGAATAGCAGCAGAGCCTAGAGGCCCAGAAGCTGTGTTCTGTGGAAGCCAGCCCTTACGTGCGCCTATACGACCAAACTTGTCAATGACAGCGTTATTAGCTACCAGAGACCATCCCTGCTCTAGGTCTAAAGAGCTGTCTTGTGTGTTTAGACCAAAGAAGCCGGGAGCTGTTACACTGAATGTCTGTATGTTTTGTGCCATCTATGTCCAGCTCCAGCTATCAAGCTCAGGGTAACGGCTTTGCTCAATGGCAATGTAGTCTGACAATGCGCTCTTGTACATGGAATAAGCCTCGCTGCTTGCCAAGCCTCCGTCTTCACCTCGTTCAACCAAGCCACGAGCAAGGGCTAACAAAACAACAGGCTCTTTAGGAACCTTCATTGTGCTGCTGTCTGCTACTAAAGAATCTTGTGGTTGGTAGATGTTAAAGAACACTTGATAGACACCATCAGGAATAGGGAAGATGTCTACTTGTGTGTCGCCATTGCTGTCAATGCCGTTGTAGTTGTAGTAGTATGGCTGTCCCTTCTGTGGGTTTGCGCTCCCTAAGAAGCTCTGAGTCATACTAACGCTGTCCATGCTGTTCAGGTGATACCGATTGGTATTGTTATATACCTCAATGGTTTTAAACCGAGCACCTGTCCCTGCAAGGACATAGTTGAACACATCAGCCGTGGTGTTGGCTGTAAGTGTTGTTGTAAGAGCATTCCAATCGTAGCTGTCTTCCACTTGTCGTTTAGCATCATTGACAAACTTCCCGACAAGGCGTGACAAGACGTGCTCATTCACCGTGGTCACTTCTGGCTCACGGAGACGAATAAGCACCTCATTTACTAGGTCTAAATATGAGGGGAGAGCCATTAGTAGCCTTTCTTAGGCGTAGGCATTGGGGTTGGTTTCTTACGCTTCTTGTTTGTGGCTGTGCGTTGTCCACGAATAGGCATAGTTTTCATAGAGTCTCCTTTTGTGTTTTAGGCCAGACAAGTTGCAAAGCAGCAAGCTCATCCACATTTGTTAAAGCGTCTACTAAAGCCTCGTTAGCATTAGCAGCAGCACGAAGGGCAGCACGGGAAGTAAGCACCTCCGAGGGAACAACAGAACCTCCCTCAAAAGCCTTTAGTACCACATAGTCAGAAGGCTGAAGCAGGGAATAAGCTGTTTGCTTAATTTTCTCTTTCTTCTGTGCTTTGAGAGGCTCTAGGTCTTTAGCTATAGTAGAAAAAGTACCGTTGTCGTTTTCAGTCACCCAATAGTAATTATCGTCTGGTCGGGCAGCAACAATAATCTCTGTAATTCCTAAAGCAGCTCGTTCCTCTTGGCTAGACATCTGAAGCCAGTTACTAGGGTATTGAACAGTTTCTAGCGTAAAGGCTTGACCTAAGCCAAGTCGTTGTCCATTAGGTAGTTTGTATATCACGGGTTTCCTTGTGCGTTAGAGTTTTTGAATGTCGCCCCTGTAGTGCTCACTGAATAAGTGTTTGAACCACTCGTGTTATAAGACGAGGAAGAAGACCGCACCTTGAAACCATTAGCAAGTTTGTCAGAGTGGGTTCCAAAGGTAACAGCATTTCCGTTAATTGTCATAGTTGTTGGTACACCATTCAAATAAACAAATGGGCCATCTGCATTAGCATTGCCGGTAAATGTTCCATTTGTTGTCACCGACCCCGTTGGCAGGTTGAAAGTGTTGAGGGCTACAAAGCCGCTTGGGGGTGTGTATGAAAACGGACGCTGCCCGAAGTTTATATCTGCGATACTTGTTCCCGCAGCCGCTTGTCGAAGTTGAACAAAAGGAAAGTAAGTTCCTGCCGCCGCTGTTAAAGTTTGATTTGTTCCTGCTGATGGGTCGCCTGTTGTTCCAACTGACGAATTCCACCATAAATTATTTTTACCAAACCAAAATTTTCCGCTGTCAGCATCATACGCACACTGAAGAATATCTCCAGTTGCAAAAGCAATAACAGTCCCTGTATAAACAACGGTTATTCCGTTTGAAATTCGGGTAATTGCGTCATTTCTATCGCCATAAAAAATAACACCAACGGTCTCGCCAACATAAGCATTTAGCGCAATGCTTTGAATCATCATACCTACACCAAACCATGAACCAACCGTAGTATCTTGTGCTGTTACTACAGTTTCCCAGTAACACTTCCCAGTTGTTGGTATAGCAATAGTTGCTCTACACGCACCATACGCTGTGCTGGTATTCGTAAGTTTTAAATTTCCATTGCTTGCCGTGTTTACTACAATATCTAACGGATTAAAAGTTGCATAGTTAGCCGCAGTCGCACTGGTCAGCGTAGGCACATCGGTTGTACTATCGTACGTGCTTCCTGTCGTAACACTGATGTTGTTGGTTGTCCAGTTGTTGCTGTTCCCGCTGAAGTCGTTACCAAGGGTTGCTGCGCTTGCGTTGTTGGTGAACGGCAGGTAAAAGCCATTAGTGCCGTATGTGCCAGCGTACTTCTTAGGAAGCCATTGGTTGTAGATGCTGAACGCACCAAACGATGAGGGGGTCAGGGCTTGTCCGTCAATGAAGTTGACTTCTGCTAGGTAGCCGTCAAAGTAATTTGCAGATGGCCCACCAATACTATGAACGCCTGTGCTGTTAATACTTGTGTCTACATTTAAAGCAAAATACCCATATGTTGGATTAACGGAGACTTGTACCCCATTAACATATAACTTTAATCGGTTTGTATCAGTTGCTTGTGTGGTATCTATAGCAAGAACAATATGATACCAAGCAGCGGGGTCACGATAAACTGCGGATGTGTTCCCCCCATAATCCGCAGCGCCGTCTTGATATACAAATATAGTATTGTCATTGTCAAAGCGAAGAAGAAATGGGTATCCCCCTGTTGTAGCGCCAAATACGTTTTGGTAGGTGCTTAAAGTACCTCGCTTAACCCAACCACTCCAAGTAAATGTCTTGCGGTTAGAAGCCGTTGCGGGTGTCCGTGTTAAAGAAGCACTTGCACTAGACCGAAACCGTAGGCTGCGGGTGAGGTTGTACCCGCCATCATCCCCCAATAACAGGGGGTTTGCATTAAGAGTCATTTAACATCCGTAATAAGTTTAGCTGTGATGCGTGTAGCACTCTCGACATAATAGGCAAGAACATCTACTGCATTAGCTGTTGTTGTTAAACTAGGAGCTGTACCTCCTGAGAACTTCCAAGAGCTTCCATACGCTAATGTACGGCTTCCTGTTGCGTCCTGAGTAATGGTGATGCTTCCATGCTGCCCTGCTGTTAGGTTGGTAGGCGAAGCTAGTGTTCTGTTTCCTGCCAATGTTACAGAGAAGTTGTTTCCTGTAGCAAAGTTAGGTGTAATTGTTGCTCCGTCTGTCAAGGCTACAACAGCTCCTCGTTGAGCCTGTGTGAAGCTCTGTGTGGCGTTTAGAACAGCATTGTTAGCATTGTAGGCTTGCACCGACACACCAATAGCTGCTGGTTGCAGAGCACTGTCTGCTAACGTCCCTTGAGCTGCTGTAGCATAGGCTGTGCTGTTGGTAGCGGCTGCTGTGCCTAATGTA